CTGTATAAGTTTCCCAATGACCTCTTTCACAAGAGCTTTGATTTTGTAGGTATTCGTTTCTAGCTTCTGCGTAAGTTGCTACACAAAGAAAGAATACAATCCAGAATAAATTATCTCGACAAGTCTTTAAGGTCATATTCATGGTCCCGTACAGTTTCTGAAAGTTGACGATACAGATTCTCAGCCATTGTCCACGTGGCTTCTGCTGCTGCAAGTCTTGTTTTAAGATCGTAGATGTCAGCTACAGATGCTGTATTTTTTTCTTCTAGTTTAAGAATAGTTTCTGAGTTAGCTGTAATAGTATCTGTTAAATTTAATACATACTTAATAGACGTAAAAGTTCCAGCTAAGATTGCAGCTATCACAGGCACAATAACTATATTTTTTTTAAGCCATGCAAAATTACTGGGAGCTGCTACCTCATTATTTAATACTAATGGTTTTTGTTTTCTCATTTTTATTTATCTAAACCACTCCTTAACCAATCCCAATATTTTTTAAAAGGTTTACAAATAGTTTTCCATATTTTTTTAATCATTTTTTTTCTCCTCAATTTCGTAAAAGAAATTATCAGTGTCTTCTGTTTTCCATTGACCTGTATCTTCTACATTCCATTCACTTGTTTGTACCTTCCAGTCAGGAATATTGTCCTTAACTGTAAAAGAAGGTAGGTCCCATATACATCTGTTGTTTGGCTGAGCCGCATAGTTGCCATCATCTAGGGCAATTATATGTGCGCACTTATGTTCGTGCGGGATTTCCGAATGATCGGTATCGAGGATATTAGCATCTGGGTGAGCCCAGTCAATAGTAAAAAGATAAGCACCGTGATGCCATTTTTTATCTTTACCTATGTACTTACCTGATGCGGCGCTTAAAATAGCCCAAGAAGTAACAGCAGGATGATAACTAAAAGAATTCCAAAGTTCCAGTTCATCAAGTCTACGAGTGGGAACAGACTCCGGTTGAAAACCACGTTGAATAAAAGCCGAAATTGGCAAACGATAAAAGATCGCACCGTTCTCCATAAGAGCATGCCATAAAATCGCACGGCCTCCCATAGATGTGATACCAAAGATGATACAATCTTCAACTTCTCCATGATGTTTTTTATTGTCATATAAAAATTCCTTTCTTATTTGTGCGTAAAGCGGGGGTATGTTTGCATTTAAGTAAGCCATAATCAACCATTTATTTCTCCCCAGTTATTACCTGATTCATAATCTACTTTGTTAGGGACTTCCAAAGTAACAGCATTTTCCATAATCTCAACTATTTTTTTAGCATGTTTTTCATCTTTAACACTTACACATAGTTCGTCATGAATTTGTATGTGAGCCACTATACCTTCTTTGTAAAGATCTAACATTGCCTTTTTTGTCATATCTGCAGCTGATCCTTGTATTAATTTATTTAAAGCTTTGTATGTAAAGGCTCTTCTAATCCCTGGTCCGTGTTCCTGCAGTGCATCTTCATGGGGTAATGCTTTATGCATACCGAATTGATTTGGTTCCCATAAATGAAACCTACATAATCTTCCAAGTAAAGTTCTAATCTGTCCACGTTCCTGTCCTCTGTTAGAAGCAGAATTCATAAGCTGTTTAACAAAAGGTACTTTAGCATGATACTGTTCAAATAGTTCTGTAGCCTTTTCTTTAGATACGCCAAGTTCGGCCTGTAGTTTTGCTTTACCCATTCCATAAAATAAACCAAGATTAATTGTCTTAGCTTGTGTACGAGGAATCTTAGCCATGTCTGCAACAACCTGGTGAAAATCTGTAGAAGTATCATTTTCATAATTATCTATAACATCGTTAACCGAGGGAAATTTATGTAAATATGCGTAATGGACTACTAGCCTAGGCTCTTGTTGAGAATAGTCAAAACAACCCCATCTATGGCCTTCCTCGGGTATGAAAATAGACCTAATCATAGGTCCAAGTTCCTTATTTCTAGCAGGAAGTTGTTGTAAATTTGGATTAGAATAACTGAATCTTCCAGTCACAGTTCCGCCTTGATCTGACCTTATTTGATTTATGTCTGCATGGATTCTGCCTTTATGTTCATGTTTGATTATGGTATCTATAAACGTAGTATGTGCCTTATTAGTCTCCCTAGCTTCAGCAATCATTCTTACAATAGGATGCTCATGATTAGAAATAAAATTTTTAGTAAAAGATGGAGCGTTTGATTTTGCAGTTCTTTCATAAGGTAAATTTAGTTTATCAAAAACTTTGGCAACGCTTCGGGCTGCCATTAGTTGAACTTCTATTCCTGTTTCTTTTTTTATGTTGTGGAGTAATTTTTCTTCTTTCAATACTAATGATTTCTTTAGTGTATGAGCTTTTTGAGTATCTACTCTTACGCCTAGGAATCTCATATCTACCAAACAAGGAAATAAATCCGTCTCAAGATTAAAAACCGATTCTATATCTTGTTGTATAATTTCTTTTTTAAATATCTGCCAAAGTTCTAAAGTTAACTCTGCATCTTTTTCTGCATAAGTTCCTACATGCATAGCAGGAAGTTGCCACATATCAGCTTTTGGATCTAAACCTCTAGACTTTGCTTCTTCATTTAAGGCAGATTCGTTTTTACCATGACCTAAATAATCCCAACCTAAAGAGTTTAAATCAAACCTAAATCTATTCTCATCAATTAAAGATGCAGCAATCATAGTGTCTACTATAGTTCCATTTATTTTTAATCCCATGGATCTAATCCAGGATACATCATACATAGCGTTATGAAATATTTTAACCGCGTTGCTTAAAAGAATATCTTTAAACCATTCTAGGGTACGTTTTTTATCCATGTTTGGCCCTGATCCGTGAGCAATAGGAAAATAAAATTTTCTACCAGGTACAGCTACTGCAATACCTACAACTTCTCCATTACCTACAATAGCACCACTACCTTTAGATTTTAAATCTGGATCTCTTGTTTCTAAGTCAATTGCAATTTCATCATACTGTCTTAAATCAGGATACTCTTCTGGTTCAATCCATTCTGTTTGAGCTTCAAATAGAGGTACTTTCATTTAAACCTTTCTTGTTGTAGTAATAAAGCATACTTCTTTTTTCATATTTAATTAATCTCCTTTTCATTACTTGATTCTCTTTGTAAAGTTTGTCCGCCCTTAAAACTGCAGCATCTAACTTTAATCGTAATTTTAAAAACATATTCATTTCTTTTTCTTATCATTTAATTTTAATTTTTCTAATTCACAGTAATGAATTATCTTATCTAGATCCTGAATTGCAGTTCCTTTAAACAAATACCTACAGACATACTTCACAACACAACCTTGAAAAAATGAAAGATTGTTTTTTGAAATAAACTCATAAGGTTGGATAGGAAATTTTTTATAATGTGATCCACCAATTTGTCTATCTTGTGGAAATGAATCACTAAATATATCTTTGTTGGTCATAACTGATAGCCTTTCCTTTCTATTTTTGCTCTCATTAAATATAAATTTCTTTTTGCTCTCGTGCAACCTACATACCATACTCTGTGCTCTTCGTCACGTTTTATTACACTGTTAGAAGTAGCTTCTCTTATTTTTTTAGCATTATCCAATACTAAAATTACATTCTCACACTCCCCACCTTTAGCTGCATGAATAGTAGATACTTTAACTCTAGCTTCATCACTTAATTTTTCATGATTAGATAACAATAATCTAATATATATTTTTTCATCTGCTGGGGCAAAATCAAAACACTCATACCATTTTAAATCTTTTTTAAGTTCTCTGTTTCCCATGTACTCTTTAATATCTTCGATGTCTGGTTCAGAAATGTTTTCTCCATTTAACCACTTAGTGTGATTTATGATTGACTTGTACAATTTAGTGTTGTAGCTTTTTCTGTTTTTATTTTCATAATATAATCCCTTAACTTTTAATAAATTACAAATCTCTTGAGCTCTAGAAAGAGTTCTAGTAAGAATCAACCACTGACCTTTATGTAAATCTATATTATCTAAACTATTGATTTTGCTACATAAACCTTCTTCATTTCTTGATCTATAATTTTTAACTGCTCTAAGTCCTTGTATTCTTTCGGTAATAACTTCTGAAATTTCTTGTACTGCCCTGGGTATTCGTCTAGATTTTGACAACACTTTTTCTTTTGCTGGTTCTTTTATAAATCTATCTACATCAGCACCGGCCCATCCATAAATTGCTTGATCATCGTCTCCAGCTAAGTAAACATTTTCCGAGTTACGCTTCAGCATGTCATAAAGTTCCCATTGAATAGGA